AGATGAGCGATGAGGATTTAGACGCCGAAATATCAAAATTAGAGGATCAGTTACAGGAACCGTCCGAAGAGCCAGAAAGCTCCGACGACGATGCTGAGTTAGAACAGTTACTTTCTGATTTAGAACAACCGCCGACAGCCGAGGCTAAGACCAAACCAGATGAAGATCGGGAGTTAAATGAATTACTCACTAAACTGGAATCAGAGGACACTTAGGATGAGCAGCTCAGGAAGTTGATTAATAAGCTCGACTAGATTTACTTTTCAAGTGCAAAAATTAAACTAATTTAGTTGCACTAGAATTAAGAGGACTAACTCAAGGAAAAAATGGTGGAATAACGGAGAGCGGGAAGTTTTTCAATGCGAGTGTCCCAATGGCTTCAAAAGTGGAAGATTACCCAGCCAAAAGAGATTGCGGCGGCGGGGTAAAAATACGTAGGGCTCCCCAGCTTTTAAGCTATGATTAAAGAAGTCAACATTTTTAGAGCTGGGAAGCAAACCTCAGCTCAAGGGGTGACTAGAGAATTTACTAAGAGTGATCTGCAACAAATTGCTGATTCATACAATCCTGAGATTCATGAGGCTCCAATAAGAATTGGGCATGATGACTCAGATCGTGTCCCTTCATGGGGGTGGGTCAAAGGGGTCAAAGTAAAAGGCGATGAGCTCTTCGCCGAAATCGACTTCTCTCCACTCGCGGAAGAGTATGTAAAGAACGGTCTCTATAGAAAAGTAAGCGCGTCATTTTATTCTCCCGACTCAAAAATTAATCCGGAGCCCGGCAAGTGGTCGCTCCGACACGTCGCTCTACTTGGCGCGCAACCACCTGCGGTTAAAGGGTTAAAAGGCTTCGCTTACGAGGAAAGTCCGGACGGAGTTCTCGACTTTGCAGTAACTCTCACCCCTGACCAAGTATTCGATGAGGAACTTGGTCCCACTCTAAAGCGTGATCTCGGTCCGCTTGAAATTCTTAAAGAAAAACTCGATGAGGCACGTTCTCAGATGATTGAAGAAGAAATGAGTTCCGAGCAGCAGCTCGAGGCTCCACAAGTTGAAAAAGCAACGACCGAAGAGGAGCAATTCGGTGAAAACAAGATGTCCCATATGGGGGCAATGATGAAATCTAAGAAAAAAACCATGTCCGGCGGCATGATGGGCCGCGAAGGCGACGAGGATGAGGAGGACGAGGATTCAATGATGGCAACTGAGATGGCTGATAAAAAGCTTCCCGAGCCCCTGAAAAAGCAAGCCGCTAAGAAGATGGCTGAATCCCGCGGCATTTCCGAGGAGGAAGCCATGGGAGAGAAGAAGATGAGTTACAAGTCTTGTGACTCAAAAGGTAAAATGAGCTACGAGGAGTCTGACTCCGAAGAGCATGGTGAAGCTACCGCCGAGCATGACGGAAAGATTAAGGGGCTAAAAGCTCCCGCTAGGTCGCTGCAAGGTGCCGAAGTTGAAACCGCCGACGGAGAGGGTCCTGTAGCCTCGAAAGTGAAGAAAAACGCCAAGTCCGGCGCTTGTGATCCCGAGTGTGAGGATGACGAGAAAAAGTTCGAGGAACCTACCTTTGAATCTTCCAAGAAGAAGCGTGGTACTGACCACATGAACGCTTCTGACGTTGGTACTAAGGAGACTGAAGGTGGTCCCGGCGGTCTTGTTCGCACAAAGTCTACCTCGAAAGGTATCAACCTCGGATACGAGGAAGCCGATGAGGATGATGACGAGCAACATGTCGAGACTGACGACAACAAGTACGTCGATAAGACGACGGTACCCACCCGTGGTAAAGACGGCATGAAAGGTCGCAAGGCTCAAGATCCTTACAATGATCAGTCTGGGCGCGGTGAACTTGGTAAAGCAGATGCGGAAGGCGAGACCGATCGTGGAATGAAAGGAACCGCTCCTGAAATCAAAGGATTTCCTAATGATATGGGCAAAGATACCGCTAAAGGATCCGATGATGGTGATATGGCTAAGAATTACAAGGATTCTTACAAAGGCCAATCGTCTGGTCAGGAAGAGGATCGTAAGAAAACTGGTAAACATGCCGAGATGAAGGGCTATCCTGATAAGCATATGACCCTTGGTTCACAAAAAGGCGGCGGTAGACAAGTCAAAGGCGGAAAAGTTCGAGTGATGGAAATCAATCACTCCGAGTCCGATCCAATCGCTCAGATGATGGCTCGTCTTGAAGAGCTCGAAGCCGCGAATACCCGTCTTCGTGAGCAGGCAGAATTTGCCGAACGTCAAGCTAATCGTATGCGCCTCGAGCAATTTGCTGAAGGACTTTATGAGACAGGCAAACTCACAGATGCTGTGGTAGCGCAGGACGATCTGGTTGAGTATCTCGAAGGTCTCGAGTATGGTACTCTCGAATTTGCCGAAGGAGAATCCGCAGCCACTCCGCTGATGAAGATTCTGGAGAATCTGCCTGCCCAGGTGTGCTACTCTGAAGTAGCCGGCGGTGAGGTTGCTATCCGTGAGGAGGACCTTGATCCCCACCAGCGTGCCATGAAACTCTCCAAAGAGGAGGGCATGGAATACACTGAGGCTCTGAAGCACGTTCTCTTCTCCGCCTGATCCAGTGGAACTTCTGACCTTTATCGGTCAGGCGGCTAGGCGTAAGCGAGATTACATCGAGCGCGCCGAGAATCTGGCCGATTCAACAAAATCTCTCGAAAAACTCGAGGAAGAGATGAGTGAGAGGGCGAAAGCCCTCTCCCGTAAATTAGCGCTAAGCAAGATCACTTTCGCGGAGTTTCAAAGAGCGGCGGCGGAGGACACCCTCATCTCATCCCTCGCCGCTACTCATCTTGGTCGTGGCAAGCGTACGGAGCTTTCTGACGCGGCTTACGCCGAAGCGATGGGGCAAATGCAATATCTTTGGAAATTCTTCGAAGATATAAAGAAAGCCCTATCCGAGGGTAAAATTGAATACGGTAGGGTAGATTTCGCCGCTTCTGACGAGATCGAAGAAGAGATCCTCGGATTCATTCCGGAGGAAAAACTCGATACCGAACCAGGCAAATCTACTCCAGCGACCTGGTCGGGCATTCAAACAAGGTTAAACAGATATCTTGTTACGCCGGCTTATCGTTGGTTCAATGCGGGTGTGATGGCCCGCCGACGAGAATTAGGCGCGAGTGAGATGCGACGGATAGCAAAACGCGATAAACGTTGTTGCCGTGACTGTCTCGACTATGACGCCGCGGGATGGCAGCCTATAGGTACTCTTCCCGTACCAGGAACTCGCTGCAGGTGCCTCGATCGCTGCAGGTGCCGATTAGATTTTCGATAGCGGGTAAATCAGAAAAGAGTAAACTAACGAATTTATCTTCACCGCCTCCTTCCAAGATATTTGTCTTATTTTAGTCATTTAAGCGACGTGAAGGAAGAGTTTACACCCGACCAGGACTTGACTCTATTAAAGGCAGACTCCCACTTTGGGGAGGAAAGAGAGAACAGCCAAAGTCAACATGTCCGCACTGCGGTCAGGAGATGGCTACTTACAATCTCTCTCGCCACATTGCCGCAAGGCATTAAATCAATCTCATACTTTTTAGGAGAAAAACATGGCCGCACCGGTCTACTCGAAACAATACATTAGGTTCGCAGAAAGTTTTCTCGTCGCCCAAGGCACCGCTGTTAACCAATTCCGTGTTGTCAAACTGACATCCAGTCCCGGCTCTCATCCTCCTCTGCTTGTCGAACAGTCCAGCGGCGGAGCTTCCATGGGCGTTGCTCAGTTCACTCTGAATGACAACGTGCCTGAAACCGGCTTCGCCACCGATGAGGTGCGCATGCTGTCCGTCGCTACCTCCGGCCTCCTGCTGGTCGAAGGTGACGGTACTCTTGCCGCTAACGATATCGGCACTGCGCTGGAAGTGATCTCCGACGGTCGCGCCTCTGACGCGGCTACTGTCGGTTCTACCGCTGTGACTGTGAACGGCACTAGCCCGATCATTCGCGATGTCATCGACATCGGCGGCGAGCAGTACGCTCTCGTGAGCTTTAGCTAAGTTTAGCTAGGCCAAACCCTGGCATCCAATTTCAAAGAAATTGGTGTAAGTCCAGGAATCCTTAACCCTTCTGCAGAAGGAGACTTAAAGTCAATGATGAATCTTCGTGACACCTACGGTGGTGTCGATCCTATTCTGACAACTCTGGCTCAGGGCTTTATGCTGCCCGAGACCAGCATCGCAAACTTCATCGCACCCGTCGTCGATACGCCCACCCGCGCCGGTAAAATCCTGCGCTTCGGCAAGGAAGCTTTCGCTATCCAAGACTATCGCCGCGCGTACGGCGCCAACATCCCCGCCGTTCAGAGCCGCTTCGATACCGACGCTTACGCTCTGACCCAGGAAGTGATCGCTTGGGAACTCGCCGAGGAAGTTATTGAAAACGCCGGTGAAGGCCCCGCTCAGGTCGACCTGCGTGCTATCGAGACTCGCAATGCGATGTCCCGCCTGATGAATAGCTACGAGGTGACCGTCTCGGAGGCCGTTTCTACCACGGCTAACTACGAGCCAGGCGTAATTTCCGCCGGCGGAACTCTCGCTCTCGGTTATTCCAACTGGAGCGCTTATGATGGTAACGCTACAACAATCGGCATCGCTACTGGCGGTAATCCTTGGGGCACCGCTACTAACAACCCAATTGTTGACGTTCTGAACTGGAAGCGTGCCGTTTCCAACCAGATCGGTATTCGTCCTAACTCGATGGTGATGGGCACCGCTGTGTTCGACAGTCTGCTCACCAACCCTGCAATCCTGGAGCGCATCCAGTTCACCACCGCCGATTCGATCGACGTTGATGTGCTGGCTCGTTACTTCGGTCTTGAGCGCGGTATCCGCGTCGCCGAGGGTCGTAAGCTCTCCGATGACAATACCCTGGTGCCCGTGTTCCCTGAGAACGCCGTGTTGCTGTTCTATAGCCCGCTGAGCGCTTCCGACTCCGTGATGCCAGCTGGTGGCGCTAATGCCGCAACGCCCGCTTTCGCTTATACCTATCAGTTGACTGGCACTCCCGCAGTTCGTCCTGAGTACTACATTCGCGAGCGGCGTGTGGTTCGTGCCGAGATTACTGTGGAGCGCGCGGTGAACATCACGGGTTTGGGTGCTACTAGCAAGTACGGTTCTGGCTTCTACATCAACGATGTGTTCGCTTGATCCTTCTTAATTTACTTTATAAGGAGGACATCAAATGCCAGTCATCATTCCAATCCCTAAGTCAGCGTTTATCGTTACCATCTCCGGTATGGAAACGATTTGGACACAGTTTTCAGGAATTGTAGACACAGCCGAAAGTGGTCAATACGCCAATGGTACGGGTAATCGCATCTATAAGGTTGTCGGTCCTCGTTCCATTGACGATGTAACTCTCACCGCACCCTACGATCCCGCACTCGCCCACGCGATTGAGGGGATCTGGGCAAATTACAATTGCCAATTTATCACCATTACTGTTCAGCCGACAACCTGTAACGGCGATAATAGTAATGGTACTCCGTACGTTCTTAACGGTTGTCAACTCCAGCAGTTGACTGTCGCCGAGATGGACCGTGAAAGCGGTGACGTCGGAACCATCGAGCTTGTCTTCACAGTTAATTCTTGGACTTACGCTTGATCTTAAATCCGCCGAGATTGGCCTCCCTAGCGGAGGCTTTTTTATTGCTCAGGGTAAAATAGATTGAGAAGTCTTGTGCCAAAGGCATGTCAAAAACACTGTTCGG